TTTATGGAACACAATTCCATATGGATGGATTCCCGAGTGGCCAAAGGGGACAGACTGTAAATCTGCTGCAAATTGCTTCGGTGGTTCGAATCCACCTCCGCCCACTTTTCCTATTTAGGAATAATTTAATATCGCGGGGTGGAGCAGTCTGGAAGCTCGTCGGGCTCATAACCCGAAGGTCATAGGTTCAAATCCTGTCCCCGCTACTAATTACATAAGATACATGCCCAGATAGCTCAGTTGGTAGAGCAGAGGACTGAAAATCCTCGTGTCGCTGGTTCGATTCCGGCTCTGGGCATCTTTTTTATTTGGCGGAAACCACGTAGAATCAAGGGTTTCCGCCGTTTTTTAATGGCTAAAAATCGTCTAGGTGGGCAGATAGTGGGCAAAAATTATGAAAACAGTTTTATTTGATCAATCTTCCGGTTATCATTTTCAATAACTTTTTGTGTAACATGAATATAGATCTTGCTTGTGATTGTAGATTTGCTATGTCCTAATCGGCGGGCAATCTCGTCCGGAGTCATGCCGTTTGCAGCGAGAAGCGAAGCGTGTGTATGTCTGAGCATATGAGGTGTTACATGTCTGCCAAGAAGTTTCTCAGAAGTCACACGAAGGTATTTTTCGTAACCGGCGATTTGCATATGTTCTCCTGTTTTGATATTTGGAATCAGGAGACATGATCGAATATTATTGGCAAGCATCATTTCATTTCTCCAGAGCAAGCACTTCTTCAGTTCAAGTAATAAATCTGGCTGGATGTGAATCGTGCGCTTGGAGTTATCTGTTTTCGGAGTTGTCACAATATCATTGATTGAATCATATGTCTTTGAAATCCGTATTGTGAGATTCTTTGTATCGATATCCGTTGTTTCTAATGCTGAAAGTTCGCCAAAACGCAAGCCTGTGTGTATTAGGATTGAAGTTACATAGTACCAATGCCAGCTTTTGTCCTCTTTGATGTAGTCAAGAAGTTTTTCGGCTTCTGTTGGTTCTAAGTATTTCGATGTAATCTCTTTATCATCTGCTGGATCTACAAATGGTTTGAGCTTTGCGATCAATTTCATGTTGTTATGGTAGTCGTTTATGTATCCCCAATTAAGGAGTGCTTTGAATCGTGTAATGTAGGTATTGAGTGTACTAACTTGTTTCCCAGATCCAAGCAACCTTGAATTTACAAATTGAGTCGTAAGGTTATCTACTATTGCATCAGCACCAAGTAGATCAATAACAGATGAAGTAATAATCTGATTCCTTTTTACGGTTGATTGCTTGAAAGTAACCGATTGAGCCTTCAGGTATTCTTTTTGCATTTGAGATAGCGTTATTGAGCAATCATCACATTGAAGTTCCGCGATGGCTGCATCAATCTTTGCAGTAAGCTCACGCTGGGCTTTGTTTCGATTCTGAGCAGTATCCTTAGACTTGAAAACTGTAACAACCTTATTTTTCTCAGTCAGAGGATCTTTGTATCGTTCACGATAAACTACTCCATTTTTTCTAGGTTCACACCACATAAAAAATCCCTCCTTTTAATTGTAAATTAAAGAAGGGGATGGTATAATATGTTTGTATGTTTTATGTATGCCATCCCCTTAGATGGTGTATCTGAGTCCCTCGTGCGCCAACACGGGGGATTCTTTTTTGTTATGAAGTTATGATGTAGGGTACAATCTGTACCCTGGTTGTAAAAGTTGCACCGGTGCAACAACTGCAGGTGATTTGGGGTTGAAAAAATCAACCAAATAGCATATAATACACTTAACAAGACAGCCGAGCGATAGATACGACCTATCCGTCCGGCAAACTATTCAAAGAAAAACACCTTGTGCTTGACCGGCTGAGGTGTTTTTCTTACTTTCTATGATTCAGAATCGTTACAATAAGTATTGCAATGGTAAGTAACACCATGAATTCCTCATATGTACTCATAAGGCACCACTCCCTTCCAAGACTCGAACGGATATGGTGTAACACCTCTCGGCTGCCCGGTTAAGTGTATTATATTGTTTGTTTATAGCATGCTCCCGGTGCTAGAACACCAGGGAGCACTGCTTGTTATAATTATCTACATCTGTTATAATAAATTTACGAATTTAAAATTGCGTTAATAACTGAGTCTTTGTTCCAACCGACAAGAACATCGGAGTTATTTGATATAATAGTTGGAATACGCTCTTGTCCCCAAGGTTTTACGCCGATGATATATTTATCCATATCAACGGCTGTATCCAACTCATACTCGATCCAATCGCTGTAAGCAGCATACATGCCTGCGAGAATAATGACTTTAGATGCAGGTCTGATCTGATCTTTAAGTTCAGCTTTTAACTCATCTTTTCCTTCTGAACTATCAGGATCAATAAGTGGATCATGTTCGGGAACAGAGTAATTTTTCCAATTAAACTTTCCTTCATTCTGTGCTTCGTTGAGCCATTGGACAATTTTGTTGTAATGCTCGGTATATTTCCAAGCGTGACTGATAAAAATATTATATGTAGTCATTTGTGAATCCCCTTTCTGAATAGGAGGCGTCTATATGAAATCTTGTAAACAAAAATTTCAAAAGAAACCTGTAATTGTCGAAGCTTATCAAACAGATGTAGAATTAATTATCAATACCTTGGAAGGAAGAATGACCGCTTCTCCTGGAGATTGGATTATCACAGGAGTGAACGGTGAACAATATCCTTGCAAACCAGATATATTTGAAAAGACATATCAAAGAGTTAATTAGCAGATTTATTTTCTGCTGCTTCTTTGATGTTAATGTTTTTCCATTTATTGTTTTCGGAGGATATGATATTTTCAATATTCCTTACAAAAATATTATCAATACTTTCAGGCTCATCATTATATGGTGCTGATTTTGTAATGTATAAATATTTTTGGTAGCGTAATAATTCACAAGTGGTTCGATATTCAATCCAGTTTTCATGATGCTTATATAATTTGGTGAGAGATTCGATTATTGTAATAACAGCACCTTCGACACCAATTATTATAGGAATAGTAAAACATTGGCTTGTATAACCAGATAAAACAGGAATGCTCGCGGCTATTATAATTTCTATCGCTTGTAAAAACTTATACCATCTCTGACATTTTACGGATTTCTTATCGTACCATTCAATTTGATCGTCTACTCGTGATTTCATATATTCATTAATATCCAAAATAAAATCCCCCTTTGTAAGAATAATGTGTATATGATATCAATCTTTATCTAGTAAATTAGATATTCTGTCCAATTGGCGGATAATGATCCAGTTTTGTTCCATAAGAGCATATAAATATGCCATCTTAACCTGTTCTTCTGGTTTTCCAAGAGATAAACTAACCCCTGTTTTCATCATACCTGTCCCAACCAGATTACTTAGAATTTTTCTGATTGATTCTTTATCTTTTTCGGATATATAGTCTAAGCCATACTTCTGCATGAGCTCGGCTGTTTTTCTTGCATCTTTTTCTTCTTTAGATTCTTTGTTAAACATAATAAAAGTCCCCCTTTATGGATTAAAATTTTCCTCTTAATTCAACTACCTTACCGATCACACGTACCGGCTTGGACATTATCTCTTCATTTGTAAACATCATAGGTTCATACTTGCTATTGAGAGAAACAAGTGCGATGCTGGATGCGTATTTGACTAATCGTTTACATGTCGCATCGTCCCCATTGACCATAGCAATTACAATATCTCCGGATTCTGCATTGTCCTGTTGGCGAACAATTACAACATCGCCATCGCAGATGCGCGGCTCCATAGAATCACCACGGATCTTCAAGCCAAAGTATTCACCAGTCTTGGCCATTTCTTCAGATATCTCTTCGGTGTCGATTATTTCAGTAATTGCATTGATTGGAATACCTGCAGCAACTCGACCAAGAACATTGATTGTAATACCGTTTTTAGATTTTACATTTCTTGACATTGGTACATCCGCACCCATGAGCCAAGCTTCGCTAACATTTAATGCTTTAGCAATAAGGTAAATATTATTTTGTTTTGGAACATAACGACCAGATATGTAAGAACTTAATGCTCCTTTGCTTATGCCAGTTCGCGAAACTAAATCAGTTTGCTTCAAATCGAGCTTGTCCATTGCATATTGAATTCTATTAGATATTGTATCCATTTTTCAATCCTCCTTTCGACTTGATAATATCATATATGTTTAGAAAACACAACAAAATACAAGCGGAAAATAAAAAAAGTTTAGAAAAATGAAAAAAAGTGTTGACAAGACGCATTCAAAATAATATACTGCAAGTAGTTTAGAAAGCTAAACAAGAAGAAAGGAGATGAAGAAAGTGAAGTGGAACTACAATAAACTTCGAGGGAAAATCAGAGAAGTATGTGGAACACAGGATGTATTCGCTGAGAAATTGGGCATGGGAAGAGTATCGTTAAGTCAAAGATTAAATAATATCTTAGAGTTTTCTCAGCAGGAAATCTACAAGGCTTGTGAGATATTAGGTATTCCAATGTGCGAAATAACCATATATTTTTTTACCCTTGAAGTTTAGAAAGCTAAACATATAAATATAAAAAATATCTCAATTATCGCGTTTTTTCTGTGAAATATCGTTTTACTACATATGTAGAACCATAACAGGAGGCAGCAGGACAAAGGAAGAGAGGAGGTGCGAAAGATGAGTGATTCAAAGCATATGGATGATTTGAACATGATGGATTCAATTTTGTATAAGGAAATTCTTCCGGCAATATCAAAGCAGATATCAAGCGTAGCATTTGAATTCAGTCCACCCGTTAGGGAAGAAATCCTGAAGCACAAAGGGAATCTATATAAAAAGAATATATGTAATTACATAGATTCCCAAATAAAGTTTTTTTGCTCTGAGGCTGAAAGAACTACTGCAAAAGGGATAGCCCAGTCAGAGGGGCTTGCCGTAGAGCTTAATCAAATTTATCAGGATGATCAGAATCCCAAACCAAGTGTAAAGGCGTCGACTCCGGATCATCAAGCTGAATATCCAATAGTTCCAGTTTGGACATCAAATCAAGAACTGTCAAAACTGATAGCTTCATCGAAAAATTGATGGCTTCATTCATAACATTATGGCATAACTCAACCTCATTATTGGAGTACTGACATATTTTTTGAAATTGGTTATGTAACAGTTCCGCATTGTTTTGGCAGACACTATCAAGGTATTTAATCAATTCAGTTGTACCAATAACCATAGAAAAATCCCCCTTTCATATTTACTCGTCTCTGGCGGGAGCCTGTAAGGAAAGTATAGAGGTGGATGTGTAAATGGTCAATAGGGAAACACGTAGGAAGCAGGACAAAGGGAAGGAGGCGAGTAGAAAATGGGAATAGTTGACGCTTTTACAGCAGAAACGCCAATTACGATTAAACAGCCGCAGTATTACAATATGGTGTTTCAGGCAGCAAAGATGGAGCTGCTTGAGAATGCGGTGATGGCGGATGTGCCTAATAAGCATATCCGGGCAATGATGGGACACAGAGATGAAGTTCAGATTGGAGGATATGAGAAAGATGATGAAGATGATGAAGACTGAATTCGAGGACCTGATTCACGGATCTGTGACAGATGAAGAGTACGAGCTGATCGAGACCGTATACATGTGGCATCCGGCAATTCGGAATACATCCGGTAAGGAAGAAGTAGCGGAGCTGTATAAGAGCTTTGGACTCATAATCTTCAAAGATATGTACACGCGAGCAATGAAGGTAAAAGACATTGAGAAAGAGATACGGTCGCTTGATCGAGCGAAAAACAGTCTGGTTGAAGAGCTGGAGCGATTGAAGGGAGCGTGATGGGATATGGATATTCGGGAGATACTTGGAATATCCGAGATGTACGAATTTATTAGATACCTAAAAGATATCATTTTTGATAAGCAGAGAAGAGAAGAATACTTCAATAAGATTATTGAGGATATTGATTTGAGTACAGATTTCATGAGAGATGTGTTTCAGGCAGAGGCAGCTCAGCGAAAGCAGATGAAACAGGACTATACGCCGGATTGTATTTGTAACTTATTTTATGAGCTTTCGACGACACCGGCAGCGGTACTTGATGAATGCGCAGGAACTGGAAGCCTTGCAATATCTTATATTGCAAATGGTGTAAAGAATGTGATCTGCATTGAAAAAAGCGAAACGGTATTTCCACTTCTTTTGTTCAATATGAGCATTAGAAACGTAACAGGATGGGTAATAAAAGAGGATATAACAACACGCGAGTTGCTTGAAGCATACCGGCTTGAAGCCGGAACGCGATACAGTGACATTGCAAAGCTGGAACCAAACATCGGACGCGTCCAGACAATCATATCGAACCCACCATATTCATTGCCATGGAGTGGTGTTGGGGACTGGAGGTTTCGAAAATATGCAGTACCACCAAAAAGCAAGGGCGATTATCTGTTCATAATCGATATATTGACAAGGCTGAAGGATGGTGGGGAAGCGTTTGTACTACTTCCACATGGAGTGCTTTTTCGAGGAAATCAAGAACTGGCAATCAGAAGATCATTGATCGAAAAAAGATATATTCATGGGATTATTGGTCTTCCAGACAATATGTTCCTGAATACAAGCATACCAACTGTGATGATCTGTCTGAAAAAAGCAGATACCGAGAGTGTGTACATAATGGATGCAACGAAATATGCAACAAAGAAGGCAAAGGTCAATGAATTAGACGGAGAAGCCGTACACGAGATTGCAAAAAATTACAAAAATCGTATCGAAAAAGCAAAAATATCCAGATTGGTGTCAATCGAAGAGATTCAGGCAAATCAATATAACTTGAATATACCGCGTTATATCGATACTACGGAGCCTGAAGAACAGGTGGATATAAGAAAGCTGACAGCTCAGATGCAAGAAACAGATGAGGAAATAAGGAAGACAGAGCGGGAATTGGCGGGAATGATGCGACAACTTGTTGGAGATGGTTATCAGAGCGATATCGCGGAGGTATTGAAGCTATGGAGCTGACCAAATACAAACATGTAAGAATCAAAGATATATGCATATGGGAAAGGGCAAAGAAAGCAAAGATATATCCGGAAGGAAGCTTCTGCGTGCAGGTATCGGCAACAAAAGGCCAGATGGAGTATCTGAACGAAGAGAAAGAGGTTGAATCAAAATACTGTGTCTTTCAAGTTGTGTCAAATAAGTATTTACCGGCATATGTGTACATGATCTTCAAGATGAATTTGCCGGAATATCTTAGGAGAACACAGACAGGACTCAATATTGTACCAGAGATTTTTAATGAGTATGAGATTGACCTGCATACGAATATAGATACGCAGCATGAGCTTGTCAATACGATGCGATGTATCGATACAAGAATCCAAGAGGAAGAAAGACAGGTGAAAGCGATTCAGGAATTAAAGAAATATCATTTACAAAAAATGTTTCCGGATATGAACCGGTAACAGAATGTAACCAGTTGAACCGGTGACAAGATGTCATCAGTTGAGTCGGTGACAAATTGTCACCAACTGAATTAGTAAGGAGAGTGAGGACTATGGAGATAACATCGATTAAGTATATCAGTGCATCACCGTACGTGACGAAGGCGCAGATACAGAAGGCGTTGGATGTGTCAGCGCGTACGGTATCGAACCGGCTGGCAGAGATTGACATGTATGTGCAGAAAGGAAGATATGGTGCATACACGATATTGGATGGATGCGGTGTGACATACGTCAATTACCTTGCATTTGTAGATTTTCTGAAATACAGGAAGGATCTGAAGGCAGGACACAGAGTGCCGCCGTTCAATCCGACATCGGTCGCACGGCAGATCGGGTGGGGGAATCTACAATCGGAATATCAGTAGAAGGGATGAGAGGATGAGTAACAAGATGATCATAACAACATATAAGCTGGCGACGATCGCGATGGTGGAAGGTGCAGTGTTGTTGTGGATGGGATTGGTGTATGGCTTTGGGATTATGATAGCCGGAACAATCTGGCAGCAGCTGATCGCACTTGCGAACGAAACGGAGGAAGAAGATGAGACTGAAAGACGAGAAACTAAAGCGTCCGGCAAAGCCGACGCGAAAGCAAAAAGAAATCATGGCAAAAAACGGCTTACGATGGGAAAACTGGAACGTCGAGGCAGACTGCGCAGATCACATCATCGTGAAGAGCAAGACGTCAGACCGAAGAAGGGTGGCGTACAAGTGACGAAGATGGATGAGATCATGCACAAGGCATATATGAGTGCAAAGAGCTTCACAGGATTGGAGCCACCGACAGGATGTCTGTACATAGGCAGCAGGATCGCGAATGGTGACCGGTACCGGTACTGGGTGGCGGAAGATGGTACATACTACCAGGAATCAACCGGAGAAGCTGCACTGAAAAGAAAAAGAGCCGGCTGAAAACCGGCTCAGGTGTAATACCTCGAATCTGAACAATTTGAGTGTATCACACAAAGCTTATATCGTCAAGAAAAGCGGGATAAAAGCTCGCTTTGAGACAGTATAAGCATATTAAAGTTAGGGACAAGGATACACTTTCGATGGCATACAGAAAACATACATACTATTTCCAAAATTCCATAGAGCATGCATATAAGTTCGCAGGGCATACAGGAGCAAAAGGCGAGCACCGGGCGAAAAGGAAGAAACCGACACCGGAACAGGTGAAGCGGCAGAATCAAATCAATAAAGAGAACAAATATAGACATTTGCTGAAAGCAAACTTCCTCCCAGGCGATTGCTGGATCACATTGAAGTATCCGGCAGGTACGCGAAAAAGCATGGATGCTGTCAAGCAGGATTTGGCACTGTTTGATAAGCGCATGCGGAGAGATTATGCAGCACACGGCGAGAAGTGGAAGTGGATCAGGCGCGTAGAGATTGGCAAGCGCGGCGGTATTCACATTCACCTGATCTGCAACCGGATATGGAACACGGAGTTGCTGATAGCGAAAGACTGGCCGGGACAGTCGCATCATAGCGAACCGGTCCGGGATGAGGAAGGATTCGGACAGCTTGCGTCGTATATGTGCAAGCCGCTTCCGGAAGAGCTTGAACAGGAAAGCATATTTGACCCGGAAGAGATCAAGCGCGCATCCAGTCTTTCTTCAAGCAGAAACTTAGTACGTCCGGAACCGGAGAAGAAAGCATATGTCCGGCGGACAATGAAGAAGATCATCACGGATGGACCGGTAGCCCGTCCGGGGTATTACATAGAAAAAAAATCAATTCGAATTGGCATAAATCAGGTAACAGGGTACAGCTATGTCTATTACACGGAAGTAAAGATACAGCAGACCAAGAGAGTGATACGAGCACCGGGCGACGATTGGTCGAAGTTGCACCGGTGCAACGAAAGGAAGAGACGAAAATGCAGGAAGTGAGGATATATATTGAGACTTCGACGATTGCGCCGCGCGCCACGAAAGCCGACGGCATGTATGTGATGGAAGCATACGAAGATGGAAAACAGATGCTATACAAAGGCGAGCCTGTGATCGTGTATGAAGTCATGCATTTTGAACACTGTAATACGAATATTATTACGCTGACACTGCTCATTGCAGCATTGGAACGGATGCAGAAGGGATGTACTGTGCATATCCACACACGTACAGAGCATGTTTTCTGGACGCTGAAAAATGACTGGTTAGGTGGCTGGAAGAAAAATGGTTGGAAGTCGGCAAGAGGTGTTGCAATCAAGAATGCAGAAAAGTGGGAAAAAGTCGAGCTTTTACTCAATAAAAATGAAAGTTGGACCGTATCCGAGGACACGCGGGAGTGGAAGGCTTGGATGCAGGAGAAGATGAAGAATGGAGGCATGAAAGATGTGGGATAAATTTGGAGAGTTGGACAGTGCTGAAGAGATCAACCGCCTTGCGACAGCAGAACTGCAGGAGGGCGACGTAGACGCACTCAAAGCACTTGCGGAAGAAAACGGACTGGATAAAGATGACGTGGAGGATTATATCGATGGGCTGATTGATACATTGACCACGCCGGAGCTGGCAGCGGTCGGGAAGCTGGATGTGGAAATGAAGCATCTGGATGTTAAAGGAATACTTAAAGACTGGGTAGATGAGATTAAAGCGGAGATCATGAGAGACAGGGAGTTTGCCATAGCGGTACGACGGAAAGGGAAGAGCCTTGCGGGGTATATTGCATTGACAGCGGAGACGGGATATACGAATCGCGCTGTGGTGCACAAAGAGATAGTGGCGAAGACTACAACAATTAAAAACATGATCGGATCGCATGAGTTTTCTATCGGGATCCCGACGCGGACGGAGCGGAAACAGTTGATGCATACATACTATGAGGGAGGTGTCGACTGATGATGGCATTCAAAGGATTCACACCTAATCTGAAGAGCGTAATGGGTGATGGAAAGAAAGAGACATGTCACTTTGTACCAGGAGAGACAAAGAAGGTTGAAAAGAGTCAGACGGCAAGTTCTGGTTTCCATTGTTGCGAGTATCCACCAGCCTGCTTGAGATACTATAGTTGGCCGAAGAGCCGGTTCTTTCGTGTGGAAGCAACGGGAGATATTGACGAAGATGATCAGAACCGGATTGCATCGACAGAGATCACATTAGTGCAGGAACTTGATGCACAACTGTTTGCATACTATACGATGAGATATATCATCATGCATCCGCGTCGGTATGATTGGAAAGTAACAGAAGAAGGCGTAACAGTGAAGTTGGATGAGGCGGAGGCATTTGCAGCAGAACATATTGCTATTGCAAGAGGCAGCAGTCCGCGTGTCAGAGGTACAGAGGGAAGCGCACTTGGCTTGCTTGTAGAAAACAAAAAAGGCATCGTGGCATCAAAACTGATACTGGTAACGAAAGAACTTGCTGGAAAATGGATAATGATTGATAAGGATAGACAACTGTTTATGGAGGACTGAGCATGATTAAGAAAGCGATAGAAAAAGAGACAGTACCGGCGTGCAAAAAGAAAAAAGGATACTGGACAATATTACAGATTGTGAAAGAAATCGTTGTGTTGAATATCTTCAAGGATGGGGTATTGAAGGCTCGACATTGTTTTAACCCGAAGAATTATGAACATATGACATTTCATGCTGATACAGAGGTATGGCATGAAGAGAAGGTAACAGCTGCTTATAGCGGTGAAAATGGTGGAGCATACGGATATTGGGAATATGAAGATAATACAAGCATGTCAAACAAAGACAGAGAGGAACTGAACAAGATCCTTAAGGCAGCGGGAAGCAGGAGCTATTACAAAACGGATGTAATTGACAAAATTTACTACATGGAGCAGGAGCGTGACAGAGATCTGCGGCAATCAAAAGAAGATAGGAGATTGCAACGTGTACAGGATCTTATGGATCAGGTACCAGAAGAACCATCGGATCTGTCGGAATGGGTAGATGAAAGAGCAACAGGCGGAGAAAACTGGTGCTTGAAAAATAGAGAGACTAAGAAGTGGTCGTGCAGTGCTTGTGGGAAGGAATTTGATTTGAAAGAGAAGCCACGAAACAATGACATGATCACATGTCCGGAATGCGGCAGTAAGATTAAGTATTTATCGCGGAAAAAGAAGATTGAGAAGCATGTGCATTTCTGCCTGATTCAACCGATGGGTAAAGAAATTGGAGTTGCAAGGCATTATCAAGCAGAAATCTACTTTTATCCGGGAAACGGATGGAGAAAAGCAATAGGTGTGGATGAAGATATTCGAATTATTTTGTATAAACGATCACCAGAAGATATTGATATTACGAAGCCATCAAAGAAAAAAGCGGTTGATATTTACTACAAACAATGGAACGGCAGATACTTTGACAACAAGGGGAACCCGACGAATCGAAGGGAATATACAGGATTTTTATATGATGGCGGAATTGAAGAAGCATTCAAAGACACCGAATATGAATGCTGGAGCAGACTGTTCACGCAGATGGCGGCAGCAGGGATCCAGTGCAACTGGAACAACATGATGGTAACGAAGAAAAGTAGATATGAAGAAATTGCAGAGATGCTGTTTCGTGGAAGATTCTACAATATGCTTACAGAATCAAGTGAGAAGATCTCTATTTGGGATTCAAGCTATTATGGGAATTTGGACTTGCATGGAGACACTATCGAAGAGGTATTCGGAATCAATGACAGACAGAAGATCAACCGAATACGTGATTGTGATGGTGGCGAGCTTGTAATGAAGTGGATGCGTTACAGTGATAGAACCGGAGAGAAGATCAGTGAAAACGCAGTAGAAAGAGTAAGGCGTGGAAAAATCGAGCCGAATGATCTTGGATGCATGCTTGAATATATGTCGCTTGAGCAGTCACTTAATTACTTAGAACGGCAGAAAAAAGAGTCATATCCGGGAAAGAGCCTGAAGGGGGTAGCGAATCAGTATATCGACTACATACAGATGTGTAAGAAACTTGGGAAGAAAACAGCTGACGCATTGATCTATAAGCCGAGAGAGTTGAAGCGCCGCCATGACGAAGCGGTGAAAGAGATAGAGATACTTGGAGCGGAGCTGGATGCAAAGAACTATTCAGAAAAGTATCCGGAAGCAGAAGAAGTATTGAAGGAAATCAAAGACAAATTCGAATATGCCGGGGAGCAATACTTTATTACTGTGCCTGTGAGAATTTATGACATTGTGTGTGAGGGACGAAACCTTCATCACTGTGTCAGTTCTTCGGACCGGTATTTCGACCGGATTGCACAGCATGAGACATATATATGCTTCCTTCGGAAGGTCGAAGAGCCGGACGTGTCTTTCTACACGATTGAGGTTGAACCAGGCGGTACAATCAGACAGCACAGAGGTGCATATGATGGAGAACCGGAGCTGGAAAAAATAAAACCATTTTTAAAAGAATGGCAGAAGGAAATCCGGAAGCGGATGAGCAAGGAAGACCATGCACGTGCGAAGCAATCAAAGATTCTTAGAGAAGCAAATATCAAGGAACTGCAGGAAAAGAATAATACAAAAGTATTAAAGGGACTTGAGGAAGATTTAATGGAGGCGGTGTAAATGTTGGAATTAACAGAAAGAACAAATGAGTATTCGCAAGAGTATCTCACATTTAAGAAAGAACTTGATACGGAACTGAATAAGGCAGCAGATGGGTTTGTCAAAATAGGTTATCTGCTCCGGCAGGCGGAAGAATCGAATGTCTTGGAAACAAGCGGATACAGAAATGTTGCGGAGTTTGCAGCAGCGGAGTACGGACTGTCAAAGGACGTCGTATCAAGATATATAAATATCAACAAGCGCTACAGCGAGGGCGGATATTCGCCCGCCCTTGCTGAAAGATATCATGGGTTCGGCATGGCAAAGCTTGCCGAGATGCTGACACTCCCGCAGGCGATTGTAGACACGATTCCGGAGGAATTGTCGAAGACAGAAATCCGGGAGATCAAGAAGGAGTTCGATGCAGAGCAGGGCGTGACAGATATCGAGATTGCGATTGAGGCAGCAGGACAGCCAGAGGAACAAAGAGAAGATACGTTGCTGACGCAGGTAGTCAGAGCATGGCTGCATGATATACCGGACGACTTCCGGCGATTATCGAGCGTGATTTATCCGGATTATGATATCGACAAGATGATAGATATCATTGCGCCGGACGAGACGAGAGTGATCATCGTGCGAGTCCCGGGCGTTGGAAGGCTGATGATGACATGCTCGATATCAGCAAATATCAAGATCGTCAATATGCGTACCGGAGAAAATGGGCAGATAAGCTGGGAAGACCTGTGTAGCGCCGCATCTGCAATCTGTGCGCGCAGATATCCGGATGAGAGGATCGAAGATGTCTGGGCGAGGACATATGATGATCCGTATCCGGAAGAGAAGAAAGAAGAACCGAAGCCGGAGCCGAGGAAGGAAGTGAAAAACGAAGAGAAGAAGCCTGCGAAGCGGAAGGAAAGTAAAGTCACGGTTGCAAAGCCGGTGAAGAAAGAAGAACCGAAGAAGCAGTATGAAAAGCCTGTGATCGTCGAGATGCCTCATGATCCGGAGGTGCTGGAAAGAGATGCAGAAGAAGTGAAGAATGCAGCGGAAGCTGATCAGGAGGAAAGCGCAAATCGGAAAGAAGGTACCGAAGAACAGGAAGCATATGCTCCAGCTCCAACGGGGTATTGGGGATATACAGATAATTCCGAATATGAAGCGACAATGGAAGAGCTGCGAGATGATATGAAGGATCTGGCGAAGTATTTTGAACAGAAGAACTACAGCATGGCGAAACAGACGGCAACGGTTATGAATACCGAGATTGAGAGCCTGCTGAAGATAATGGAGAAACATAATGGATAAGAGCAAGAAAGGGGTAAAGTGATGACAAATAAAGGAACATGCAGATATTGCAAGAATATTGTATTTTTTGATGATCCGGTTGACGATGATGAGTCGGAAGAAAAGGCAGTTACAATGTGTGACTGCAATGGTGCACGGATATGGCAGCGGGCAAAAGAACGGCAGGAAAGAGCAAAGGACAACATTGAGCTTGCAATTCACGAGACAGACGAAAAGGTGTGTGAATATCTGAAACAGTGTGTGGAGCTGGTCGATCGGCGGAACATAGCAAAGATAACTGTAAATAACGGACGTGGAGTTACGGTCACGGTTAGCAAGACGAATAAGGACACCATCAAGGTTGCCAAGAAAGTAAGTAAGGATGTGGTTTATGATGAGTAGATTGATTGACGATATGAGCTTGAAAGATCGAGTAAGTGAGTACACTTTGAGCCCGGATGAATACCAACGGTTCTGCAGAATTATTGACGCAGAACCTACGGCATACAACGTAGATAATGTTTTGAAACAACTGGAAGAGGAAAAAGAGCTTTCATATGCGGATTTTGACAAGTATGTGGATGAAATATGTCCTTGCTTGGATACAGAATATGATGACTTGTACCACAGAGGACTGGATAGAGCAATCGAGATAGTAAAGCAAGGAGGGAAATCATGAGTAGATCAATCATGCAGAACAAAGACGGATGTTGTTACATGTGCGATCTGCTCGGAATCCGGCAGCAGGGCTATACGATTGAGGAGCATCATTGCTTTGGAGGTCCGAATAGGAAATTGTCGGAAAAATATGGTTTGAAGGTTTACTTGTGCCCGGAGCATCACCGGACAGGACCGGATGCGGTACACCAGAACAGCGACTATATGCAGATTATACATGAAGCTGCACAAAAGGCATTTGAAGAACGCTATCCGGATAAAAGCTTCCGGGAAATCTTCGGGAAGAATTATCTGTAAAGTCTAGTAAATACTAGATAAAGACGCACATTGAAAAGTGAATACTGGTCAGAAATTTTTCATCTTTTTTATTAAAAAGTATTGACATACGGTACACCGTATGATATTATAATACTTGTAAGGAGGTGAATGAGTAATGGCTAAGAAAAAACAAAAGAAAAAGCCCAAACTTGAAAAGGTTGCAATCGTGACAGGCATCCTGCAAGGCATAGCAACCATCGTATGCTTGATCTACGAAACCTTCTTCAAGTAAGGGCACAGGCGGTGGGAATATCCCACCCACCGCCTAATTTTATTCTAAGCCATTTTTGAAGATATGTCTATAAGAAAAGTATTAACAATTATTAGCACCTGTTCGGCGGCGGTTCTTGTGTACTATGCAATCAGAAAAGGATTGGATGCGGCAATTGCAATAGCACTTGTATTGAGTGTGGCATCAATTGGATTAAATATATATTGCGAGGTGCACGATGGAAGAAAAGAAGATTAGACCGCAGGACAAGTGGAATGCGAAAGCTGGACTGATAAGCAAATCCTATAAGCTGAAGCGTGAGCTTGTGGAAGCGTTTGCAGATGCGTGTGAGAAGGCGGGGGTAAGCCAGGCGGGACAGCTAAGCAGGATGATGAGTGACTTCATCGAGAAAAACAAGTAAATACTAGAAAAGGAAAGGTACTGACCAGTATTCATTGGTTGGTACCTTTTTTATTTTGGCACTAAGAAAATATATCATAAATCTAAAGAAGGAAGGGGGTGAGAATCCGGGAAACCGGGTACTATGGCAGAACTGTTGATTGAGATTGATGAGAGATACAAGGATGCACACGGCAATCCAAGAGTGCTTGCAGTATGTCCGTGTTGCCACGAAAGAAAGTGGTATCTAGGCAATCAAGGAGGAATACTAGATCAAATGTGTTGGAACAGTGTGCACTATTGCGACAACTGCGGTACAAAACTGGATTGGAAAGCTGAGCAAAAGACAGAAACACAGAAGATACGGGAGCAGGTACTGTTAGAGTTTCTCAATGAATATTACAAAGACAGTGGAGGCAGCAGGAGCGAAAGCTATATTATAGCGTATCGGACGGCGCGACGCCTGTTGGATGCGTGGAACAAAGAAGAACAGCAGCATATAAATGCAAGAGTATATGAACGGAGGATATAGAGATGGCAAAGGTATATATTGGAGTAGGACACGGCGGGAGCGATCCCGGAGCAGTGAAGTATCTGGTAGAAAAAGATATTGATCTGCAGATGGCTAAAGGATGCCGTGATTATCTGAAAGAACACGGTGTCGATGTATTGATTAGCAGAAATGGAGATATTGATAGTTCAATCAATGAAAAAACAACAATGTGCAATTATTGGGGCGCAGATCTGGCACTGGACATACACAACAACGCAGGCGGTGGAGAAGGCTTCGAAGTATGGCACAGTGTGAATGGCGGCAAAGGAAAGGTGCTTGCACAGAACATAGAGAAAGAAGTTGTGAAGATCGGGCAGAAAAGCCGTGGCTTAAAGACAAAAAAGAACGCTTACGGAAGCGATTATTTTGGCTTTATTAGACAGACGAAATGCCCGGCGATTATCTGCGAGGGTGTATTTGTAGACAATAAAGCTGATGCGGCAAAAGCGGATACAGAAGAGAAGTGCCGGGCGTTTGGTGTAGCATATGCGAAAGGAATCCTTGCAACGCTTGGAATGAACACAGAACAGAATGCAAACGAAGAAACAAAGACACCGGAGCAGGCAGCAGTCCAACCGGAGCAGACACAGGCGGATACATATAGGGTTAAGGTCACAGTATCTGCACTAAACATCCGGAAGGGAGCAGGTACCAACTATCATACAACCGGATGCATCCGTGACAAAGGTGTATATACGATCGTTGCGGAGGCTGCCGGAACAGGAGCAACGAAGTGGGGCAAGCTTAAAAGCGGCGCCGGATGGATTGCATTAGATTATACAAAACGAGTGTAAAGGGGCGATGCGAGAAATGCCAAGACAGAGAAACACGGTGGCAAAGTACAACATAAGCAAGCACAGATATCTCGAATTATATCACTACTGCATGCAGTATCCGGAATGGATAAAGGAGTTGAAAGAACTGCGCGGACTTCGCTCGCACGAACAGACGGCAGGAACAGGACTTTCAAATCCAACAGAGAGCGCAGCCATTAAGGCAGCAGCCCTAAGTGCAAAATGTAAGCTGATTGAAGATACTGCATATGAAGCGAATAAGGAGCTTGCAATGTACATTCTCGCAGGCGTAACTGATGAGGAATGTACTTATAAGACGCTTAGGGCGCGAGGGATGCCAGCAGGAAGAAACCTGTATTACAACAGTCGGCGCAAGTTCTACTACCTGCTTTCAAAGAAATAAAAATTTAGGAGGTACATTATGACAAAAGAACAGATTCACGAAGCACTGTGCAAAACACCAGATGAAGATAAAATGAGGCTGGCTATAGCTTGTCAGATGAATGGTATTGACGTTCGAGATATAGAGACAAGGTTGGCAAATGTGATTACAGGTGTACAAAAAGCTATAAAGCCAGCAATCGAATATTATAGATATTTAGGAGGAAAATAGTATGGCAAATTTTGATGAAGATATTAAGAGAATCACTGATGAAATCCTATCGGATGGAACTGTTGATCAGATTATTAGGGAAAAGGTGACGGATGGAATAGAAAAAGCAATAGCTAGTTCATTTAATTATGGAAAGCTTGAAAAGGCGGTCAAAGAAAGAATTGAGCAGGTTTTAGTTCCGTTTATTGAAAATTATGATATGTCTGCCTATATAGTAAAATTAGATACCATTCTTACAGATATAGTCAATAAGTCTAATCTTGTGGATAATAAGCAAATGTTGGAAAATTTCCGGTATTTGATGAAAGAACCTCAGATAACGGAAATAAAATTAACGGACTTATTTAAGGAGTACAAAAAATTTGTAGCTAGGAATATGGATACTTCTGAAAGAGAAGTCGAATGGGATGAATCTCCAGAGTATGAGGCGATGACTGTCTATTTTGAATTTGAGGAGGAATGTGAGAGAAGATGGAGTTCATTCAAATATGCTGCTATTGATTTTACAGTGGATGAAGAGGAACAGCAGGAGGAACTCAACAGAACAATACGTCTCTCTAAGTGGGATGGAGATAGAAAGGATGGATGGCAAATAAGAGTAGACACAAACCCGAATTTGAATTCCCTTAGAAATCTGGATGAGTTTGACTTATTACTCTTAAAGCTGCAGAGAGCAGATGTCAGAATTATTGCTGACGAGTTGAGTGATGAAGATTATGTCTATTCGGACACAAAGCCGGAGCCAACATATGAGTAACTATGAATGGACAAACTGAAATTGAAAGTGGGGGACTCAGGGGACATTTTATGTGATATTATAGTAGCATAGATATTTGAGAGACACGAAGGCAGCAGTTGTATGGAAACATATAGCTGCTGTTTTGCGTAGAAAGGAGAGACGATGAAACAGACGATATGTACAGCAGTAGGAATGATTGGATCTGCGATTGCTTCGGTATTTGGTGGATGGGATGCGGGAACCGTAACTTTGCTCATATTCATGGCGATTGATTATGTATCCGGTTTGGTTGTAGCGGGAGTGTTCCACAAAAGCAACAAGACAGATACCGGAAGCCTGGAGAGCAAAGCAGGATGGAAAGGCTTATGCAGAAAGTGCATGACACTTGTGTTCGTGATCGTGGCATACAGATTAGATCTTGTGATTGGAACGAATTATATCCGCGACGCGGTTGTGATTGCATTTATCGCAAATGAAACGATATCACTGGTAGAAAACGCAGGACTTATGGGCGTAAAGCTCCCGGCAGTAATCACAAAGGCAATCGATGTCCTTCAAAAGAAATCAGAGGAAGAATGATGTATAACGATACCAGATGGAAAAGGAAACGCGCATCCGTATTGAGACGGGATGCATATCAGTGTCAGGAGTGCAGACGTTACGGAAAGCGAAGACAAGGAGAGCATGTGCATCATGTATTCCCGGTTGAATACTATCCGGATGAGAGATACAACGACTGCAACCTGATAACCTTGTGCCAGTCCTGCCACAACAAGATGCATGACAGGGATTCGCACGAGCTTACAGCGTATGGAAAACAGTTACAAATGCGTATGAAGAAGAGATATGGCAGCAGACTCCCCCCTCTCTAGCGATTTTGGAGCGGGTAAGGATAGAACGGTGGGTGGAGCCTTTTCCAAATACGCAGGATTTTTTGAGAAAGGGGGAAACCGGGTGAAAAAGACAGCATGGAAAAATCGAATAATATCAGCAACCAAGGCGGTTGGCACGTATCGAGATGCTTTCCTTCCGATGATCGATACGCTCGCAAATATACTTGCAGAGCGTGACAAAATCTATCAGGAATACGTCGAAACCGGTGCAAAACCTGTAGTGGAGCATACGAACAAAAACGGAAGTACCAACATGACCAAAAATCCGCTGCTGGTGAGCTGGGGCGACATGAATACATCTGCACTTTCGTATTGGAGAGATCTTGGGCTCACACCGGCAGGGCTGAAAAAAATCGACGAATCAGCAATCAAAGGGAAAAAGGTGTCTGCATTAGGAGACATCCTGCGGGACATTGGCGGCTAAGTCATACAAGCAGGTGGCAATCCGCTACGCGAAAGATGTGGTCGCTGGAAAGATCATTGCCGGGAATAATATGCGCGAATGCCGTCGGTTTCTGGACGATCTGGAACGTGATGATCTGGAGCTGCACACGAAAGAGCCGGATTTCGTGATCAATATCATTGAGCGGGTAATGGTTCACGTGAAGGGAGAGGACCTGCAAGGGCACTCTCTGCGGAATACACCGCTGATATTGCAGCCGTGGCAGATATTCATCGTATATAACTTAATAGGCTTTTACTATAAAGGTACTCAGATCAGACGATACAAAGAGGCCTTTATTTTTATTCCGAGAAAGCAGGGTAAGACGCTGTTTGTGGCGGCGCTTGCGTTTGCACTTGGACTTCTGGAAAGAAGATCAGGAGCGACGATCTATATTGTGGCCGCCGCCTTGAAGCAGGCGAAACAGAGCTTTGACGACATCCTGCATACATTGCGGTACCGGGGCATGATAGGCGAGTTCAAAGTACTGGATAACAATGCACAGCACTCTATCGAGTACACGTTTTACAACGAGGACGAAGAGCCGGAAGGTTCCCTGTACATCGAAGCACTCGCCAGCAATCCGGACACACAGGACTCTTTTAACTGCAATATCGCAATCGCGGACGAAGTGCATGCTTTCAAGCGTGCATCCCAATACAATCGGTTCAAAGAAGCAATGGCGGCATACACGAACAAGCTGATGATCGGCATCACCACAGCAGGCGATAATATGAATTCCTTCTGCTATCGCCGGTTGGAATATGCCAACAAAGTGCTGGATGGCATCGTGAAGGATGATACATTGTTCTGTTTTGTATCCCGTGCGGATCAGGACGAGAAAGGAAATGTAGATTTTACGAATCCGATCCAGCACGAAAAGGCAAATCCGGGATATGGTGTGACAATCCGGCCGGAAGCTATCCTGAACGATTCCATACAGGCGCAGAACGATCCGCAACAGCGGAAGGATTTTCTAAGCAGACAGTTGAATGTATATACCACGGCGATGAAGGCATATTTCGACATCAAAGAGTTTCAGAATTCGGATAAGCAGTACAACTGGAGCATAGAGGAGCTGGCAAAGCTCAAAATCGACTGGTACGGCGGTGCCGACCTGTCGAAGCTGCACGATCTTACTGCGGCGGCGCTGTTCGGACACTATAAAGATGTGGATATCATTATCACGCATGCATTCTTCCCGGTTGTGGAAGCAGCAAGGAAAGCAGATGAAGACAACATACCGCTATTTGGCTGGCGGGACGATGGATGGCTGACCATGTGCAACACGCCGACGGTTAACGTCGGTGACATTGTAAATTGGTTTAAGGAGATGCGGAGCAAAGGCTTTAAGATCAAGCAGGTTGGTCACGATAAGAAATTTGCACGTGAGTATTTTATCCAGATGAAGAAAGCAGGGTTCAAAATCATAGATCAGCCACAGTATTTCTATGTGAAGTCAGAAGGCTTCCGGCATATTGAGAAGTCGGCGAAGGATGGCAAATTGTATTACTGCCATTCGGATGCATACGAATACTGTGTGCAGAATGTACACGCCATTGAAAAGACAGACGATATGATCCAGTATGAAAAGAAAGAACCGACGGCACGTATTGACTTATTCGATTCAAGCGTATTTGCGTGCGTCAGATTCTTGAATTCACTTGAAAAGAGTGAGAAATCAAAGAGCTGGTGGGGAGGTGAGAATGAAGATGAGTAAAAAGAATAACGTGCTACAGCGGGCACTAAGAAAAGCAGGAAAAAAGCGGTCGGCGGTGCTGATCGGAAGCAACGAAGCATATGACATCCTGTGCGGTGATGGTTATACATCTCTGGACCAGAACCCGGAGATTGTAGCAGCCTGCCGTAAGATTGCAGAAGTGGTTGGAGCAATGACGATTCACGTCATGGAGAACACCGAACGGGGTGACGAGCGTGTGATCAATGAACTGTCACGAAAGATTGATATAAACCCATGCAGTAGCATGACGCGGCAGACGTTTATAGAAGCGATTGTGATGAATCTGCTCCTGTATGGCAAAGGCAATTCGGTTGTGAAAGTATACACGGAAGATGGATATCTGTCTGATATGGAGCCGGTGGCTGCAAACAGAGTATCATTTCAGGGCGACTACACCAGATATCGTGTGATGATTGATGGAATCCCTTATGCTCCGGATGAGGTGATGCACTTTGTATATAATCCGGATAAGGTATACATGTACAAAGGGCAGGGCGTTACAGCACAGTTGAAAGATGTTGCAGATAACCTGCGGCAGGCACAGGTCACTACAAACGCTTTTATGAAAAGCAAATGGAAGCCATCACTGATCATCAAGGTAGATGGCATGGTAGAAGAGTTTTCAAGCCCGAAGGGCAGAAAGAAGCTGATAGACGAGTATATGACATCCGGAGAAGCAGGAGCACCGTGGCTGATACCTGCGGAACAGTTTGAGATAAATCAGGTCAAGCCGCTTTCCTTATCAGATCTTGCAATTGCGGATAATGTGAAGCTGGATAAGCAGACAGTCGCGGCAATCATTGGTGTTCCGCCGTTTGTACTGGGCGTTGGCGAGTACAAGCAGGAGGAATGGAATTACTTTGTCAAGACCAAGGTACGAGAAATCGTGACAGGCTTACAGCAGGAAATGACACGTAAGCTGATCTACAGTCCGAATATGTACATCAAGTTCAATGTTTTGTCCGTGATGGATTGGGATCTGACGACGATAGCATCCGTATTCGGTTCGCTGTCAGACCGTGGATTTGTGACTGGAAATGAAGTCAGAGACAAGATAGGCATGTCACCAAAGGACGGCTTGGATGAACTTAGAGTGCTTGAAAACTATATTCCGTGGGATATGGCAGCGGCACAGAAGAAACTGGTACAGAAGGGAGAAGACAATGGATAGACATATTCGACAGATACGATCTGTCGCATCGGAATTTAATACGCGGGAAGACGGCGAGGCACTTTCTATTGAAGGGTACTTCGCCGTTTTTAATAGCACCTATAACATTATGCCGGGGATGAGTGAGAGTGTAGCGCCTGGGGCGTTTACAGATACGATATCCGGCGATGTACGTGCACTGATCAACCATGATACAGGGCTTGTGCTCGGAAGAACCAAAGCAGGCACATTGACACTGCGGCAGGATGAACGCGGACTCTGGGGGCATATCGACATCAATCCGGATGATTCGGACGCGATGAACCTGTATGCCAGAGTGAAACGTCACGATGTAGATCAGTGCAGCTTCGGCTTTGACATTCTGGACGAAAAGGCGGAAGCCCGCGAGGACGGATCCGTACACTGGACAATTAAGAAGGTGGAACTGTATGAGGTGTCGGTATGCACCTTCCCGGCATACGAAGAGACAAGTGTCAATGCGCGAAAGAAGGATGCAGATACCATCCGGGCGCGACAGACCGAGGTGTGGAAGCTTGACATGAAGAAAAAATTAAAAGGAGGAAGCGAATCATGTTAAAAGCAATTATGCTCAGAAAGAAGCTGAGCGAAGTCACAAAGAAGCTCACAGAGGCACGTGAGAAGGCAAAGGAGCTTGCAACACGTGAGAAGGAGCTGGAGGCAGCCATTGAAGAGGCACAGACAGACGAAGAGAAGGAGGCAGTGTCACAGGAAGTAGAGCAGTACGAGAAGGATAAGGAAGAAAATGACGAGTCAGTAAGAACTCTGGAAAAGGAAGTATCGGATACAGAGTCCGAGCTTGCAGAACTGGAAAGCAAGCAGAGACAGGCAGAACCGGCACCAGGGGCAAGAATGAGAGGAGTGGAAACAGTGAAAACAACTAGAAAGAAGTTTTTTGGTATGACAGTACAGGAGCGTGATGCGTTTTTCGCGCGAGAAGAGGTACACACTTTCTTGGAACGTGTGCGTACGCTTTATACAAACGGTGTGCAGAACCGCGCGATTACAGGTGCAGAGCTTACAATTCCGAACGTGATGCTTGAACTCCTTCGCGAGAACATCGAGGAGTACTCAAAGCTTTATAAGCATGTACGTGTGCAGTCTGTGCCGGGCAAGGCAAGACAGCCGATTCAGGGCACGATCCCTGAAGCAATTTGGACAGAGATGAATGGTTCTATCAACGAGTTGTCGATGTTATTCAACAATGTCGAAGTAGATGGATATAAAGTATCTGGATATATGGCAATCGATAATGCAACTTTGAATGACTCGGATATCAATCTTGCAGAAGCAATCATCACAGCTCTTGGACAGTCAATTGGATTAGCCCTTGATAAGGCAATCCTTTACGGAACAGGAAAGAAAATGCCAACAGGCGTAGTCACACGTCTGGCGCAGGCGGCAAAACCGGAGACTTACCCGGATACAGCGCGCGAGTGGAAGAATCTTTCTTCCTCAAACATTGTATCAATTGCAGCCGCAAAGAAGGGCGTTGACCTGTTCAAGGAGATTGTGATTGCATCTGGTAATGCAAAGGGCAAGTATTCGACAGGCAATCGCTTCTGGGCTATGAATGAGACAACCAAGACCAAGCTTGTAGCAGAGGCGCTCAGCTTTAACGCAGCCGGCGCAATCGCAACCGGAATGGGAGACACCATGCCGATCGTGGGTGGTGCGATTGAAACACTCGATTTCATCCCGGACAATGTAATCGTCGGCGGGTATGGTGACTTATATCTCCTTGCCGAGCGTGAGGGCGCACAGATCACACAGTCCGAGCATGTGAAGTTCCTGGAAGATCAGACAGTATATAAGGGACTGGCACGATATGACGGTCTTCCGGTGATTGCAGAGGGCTTCGTTGCCATCGGAATCCTTGGAACAACACCGACAGCAGATATGACATTTGCAGAAGATACAGCAAATAAGGCGGCTGCATCAAGTAAGGAGTAATCTATGACAGATGCAGATAAGTTGACAATTTTAAAGATCGACCTTGGAATATCAGCCACGGTGTATGATAAGCGGTTGAGTCAGCATCTGCAGACTGCAAAGAAACGGATCGAACGGGAGGGTATCACCTTCCCGGAGGATCCACCTGTGGATGATGAGGAGCTTATCATAAGCTATGCGGCGTGGATGTGGCGCAAAAGAGCAACCGGAGAGGAGATGCCACGCATGTTACGGTATGAACTCAACAATCGCCTGTTTGCACAGAAAGCGAAGGAGGAAGAGGATGGATGACGAAATCATATTGCTTGAAACGAAGACGGACCAGGATGATATCGGGAATACGATTATCACAGAGATGATCAAACATCCGGTGATATGCAGGGTGCAGTCTGTTGATCGCCAGGAGTTCTTCAAAGCCGGGCAGGTCGGTATGAATCCGAAGTATCGCTTTGATACAGACAAGGTAAATTACAACAGCGAAGAGCTTGTGAAGTACAAAGACAAAGTATATGGGATCTATCGTACATATGAGCGTACAGATTCAGATACGATCGAGCTTTATGCAGAGGAGAAAGCAGGGGTGACGTATGTCGAAGACGATTAAAATTGGACAGCTTGATATGGAATTACAATCGATTTTTTCGGCGTTTGAGCATCATGTGCACACTGCGGTTGATACGGCGGCGGAGAAAACAGCCGAGGAAGCTGTAAAGAAGCTGAAAAAGACCTCGCCCAAAAACAAGCGTGCAAAAAGAGGAAAAAAGTACAAAAATGGATGGAAATACAAGAAAACATCAGAAGGAATGACTGTGTATAACGAGCAGTACCAGCTGACACATCTTCTTGAGAACGGACATGACATCATCATCAATGGAGAGGTGCGAGGACACGCCGATGCGCACGTGCATATTGCACCGGTGGAAGCCTGGGCGCAGGATGAGTTTCCGGAAGAATTCAAAAGGCAGGTGGAAAAAGGATGACGATTGCAGATGCAAAGAAAGTCTTGTCGGTACCGGGTGTGACTGTACACTATGACCATGCACCGGAAGGCACAAAAGTACCTTTTATCACGTACACATGCCATGCGGACAGCAATTTCTTTGCAGATGACAAGGTGTATCAGAAGATTAGCTCCATGCGTGCTGTGCTGTACAGCACGAAGAAGGATGAGAAGCTGGAGACGTTGATTGAAAGTGCCTTGGACGAAGCAGAGATCCCGTGGAGCATGACAGACGAGTTCGAGAACGAGCAGAAAGTATTTATGACCATATACGAAGCGGAGGTAATATAAAGATGGATAAAGAAAAAAATAAGATTAAGTTTGGACTGAAAAATACGCACTATGCGATTATCACAGAGACGGAACAGGAGGATGGAACAATCAAGAGTACATACAGTACGCCGAAGAAATGGCCGGGAGCAGTAAGTATGTCACTTGATCCGTCCGGAGAATCCAACACGTTTTATGCGGATGATACCGCGTATGCCGTATTATCAAGCAATTCCGGCTATGAGGGAGATTTCGAATCTGCACTAGTACCGGAGGACGTAGAGATTGAGGTGATGGGACAGGAAGAAGTCGATGGTGTGCTTGTTGAATCTTCGACAGACGAACAGAAGTATATTGCTCTTTTGTTTGAGTTTTCAGGCGATAAAAAGGCACGCAGACATGTACTGTATCGTTGCTCACTGACACGACACTCCGTTGCGTCCCAGACCAAGGAAGACAGCACGGAGCCTGTGACAGAATCTGTGACAATTAAGGCTACACCACGTCCGGATGTCAACGTGATCAATGGCAAGGAAAAGAATCTGGTTAAAGCAACAACCGGATCCAATACAACAGATGGCGCGTATAAGAGCTGGTATACAAAAGTATGGGAGCCGACTGCATCAGAACAGGCAGCAGGTTAATATCAATTATGAAATGGGATGGTAGAAGATACCGTCCCATTTTTCTTGCAAAAATATAAAGTTGCACCGGTGCAACAGAAACGGAGGATACTATGAGATCAGTGATCAGAATTGGACAGAGAGAAGTAGCAGTTGAGAGCAACGCAGCAACTGCGATTCGATACAAGCAGATTTTTAAGCGCGAGCTGTTAAAAGATCTTGCGAAGCTGGAAAACGTAGAAGACGTAGACAAGCTTGACGCAATCGAATATACATCGAAGCTTGCGTATGTGATGAACATGCAGAACCGTAAGGAGATTAAAGAAGCTTCAGAAGAAGGGTACATTGCATGGATGGAAGAATTTGAGGAAGCAGACTTCCAGGATCCTGCGGCAATTACATCCATCTTGAATGTATGGAATCGCAATATTACGACCACAAGTGAACTAAAAAAAAACCAAAGTCAACAGTAAGGGAGATGAATACAAACATCTTCATGCTGCGGGCTTTTTCACTACATATATCGATGCAGGACCTTGAGGAGTTAACACATGGAGATGTGCTCGACATGATGATCGAGAGCAGCAATGACACGTATAACTACCCACTCAAGGCGACGCAGGATGATTTTGATAAATTTGCAGCTATGTAAGGGAGTGGATACGTGGGACAGATCAAGGGAATTACAATTGAAATCGATGGAAAGACAACAGGGCTTACGAAAGCACTGAAAGCTGCCAATTCAGAGATCAAAACAACGAAAAGCCAGTTGAATTCGGTGGAGAAAGCACTCAAGCTTGATCCGAAAAATGTAGATCTTCTCAAAGCAAAACAGAATGCTTTGAATGAAGTAATCAAAGGAACAAAAGAAAAACTTGATATGGAGAAGCAGGCTGCCGAATCCGCAAAAAAAGAACTTGAACTTGGAAACATCACACAGGGTGAATACGATGCGTTGCAGGCAGAAATTGTCACAACGACGAATGAGCTGTCGAATCTGGAAAAGCAGGCAAGACAGGCATCGTCTGTGCTGGGAAGTCAGATGCAGGCAGCAGGAGCGCATATCAAGGAAGTTGGCAACAACATATCCGGGCTTGGAGAAAAGGTTACAGGTGTTGGAGATAAGGTATCGGCACTTGGCGGAAAGATGACAGCAACAATTACGATGCCGGTTGTGGCAGGAGGTACCGCGGCGGTCAAAGAAGCGAAGGACTACTCTTCCGCATTGGCGAAGCTGTCTACAATCGCAGATACAACACAGACACCGCTTTCTGATCTGGACGACAGTATTATGAAACTGTCAGATGACACAGGTATAAGTGCTGCAGCTCTTGCGGAGGCGTCTTATGATGCAATATCAGCAGGTCAGTCAACCGAGGATGCCGTTGGGTTTGTGGGAAAAGCAAATGTACTTGCTCGATCAGGATTCACCAGCATGTCAACAGCAACAGACACATTGACAACAGCGATGAATGCATATGGACTGTCGGCAGATCAGGTATCAAGTGTATCTGATAAGTTGATCACAACGCAGAATCTCGGTAAAACGACAGTAGATGAATTAGGCGCATCCATGGGTAAAGTTATCCCAACAGCCGCAATGTACGGTGTCAATCTTGACCAGTTAAGCGCCGCTTACGTCACGACTACAAAAAATGGTATAGGTACAGCGGAAGCTACAACTTACATCAATGGTATGCTGAATGAACTTGGGAAATCCGGAAGCACGACATCAAACATCTTGAAAGAAAAGACAGGAAAATCGTTTAGTGAGCTGATGAATGAGGGATATAATCTGTCAGATGTGTTACAGATTATACAGAATGAAGCGGACAGTAGCGGAATGAGTCTTGCAGATATGTTTGGTTCACAGGAAGCCGCAAAGGCAGCGGCAACAATAACCCAGCATACAACAGATTTTACAAGTGCGGTTAAAGAACTTGAAAGCTCCGCAGGAACAGCGCAAAAGGCATTTGATACGCTGGAAGCTTCGGATCCGTCCATCCAGTTTGAAAAGACGAAGACAGCAATCCAAAACTGCGCAATATCAATCGGACAGATTCTGATGCCAATAGTTCAGCAGATAACCGGGAAAATACAGGAGCTTGTACAAAAGTTCCGCGACTTAGATCCGGCGACACAACAGCAGATTGTTAAGTTTGCGGCAATCGCTGCGGCGATAGGACCGCTGATTGCGATAATTGGTACACTCATATCCTCTGTGGGTAAGATTATCACATTCGGCGGTCAGATAGTGTCTTTAGTCGGTTCTATCACAACATGGATGGGTACTGCATCTACGTTTATTACAGGAACCATGATTCCGGCCATCACAGGGGTTGTCACAGCAATTGGTCCGTTTCTGCTAATTGCCGCAGCGGTAATTGCCGTGATCACTGCAATTATCGTAGTAATCAAAAACTGGGATGCAATCGTCGAGGTGGCACAGTTTATCTGGGAAACCTTCTGTGAGAAGGTGTCACAGCTTGTCACGGCGTTTAAGGAATTCTTTACGTCTGCATTTCAGGCGATAGGAAGCTTCTTTACAGGCATATGGAATGGGATCGTGTCGGTAGCGACAAATGCATGGTCAAGCATAAGGAATGTATTCAGCACGGTTGGAAGTTTCTTCACAGGCATATTCCAACAGGCGTGGAATGGCATAACAAGTATCTTCAATCGATTAGGCGGTTTCTTTTCAGGCGTATGGAACTCTGTAACAGGCATCTTCAAAAGTGCAGGTATGGCAATCGGCAATGCGATTTCCGGAGCAGTAAAAACAGCCGTTAATTTTGTCTTATCCAAGGCAATCGGAATCATAAACGGCTTCATCGGTGCAATCAATGCCGTAATCGGTGTGATCAACAAAATACCGGGTGTCAGCTTGTCAAAGATCAGTAAGCTTGGAGTACCGCAATTGGAACGAGGCGGTGTGCTTGCCAAAGGACAGGTCGGATTACTGGAAGGCACTGGTGCAGAGGCGGTAGTTCCGCTTGATCAAAACGAAAAGTGGATTGCGGCCGTGGCACGTGAGATGAAAGCCGCACTTGCAGGTAATCAGACAGCGATGGCAGCAGGCGATATTGTGATCCCGGTATATATCGGCCAGTCAAAATTAAATGACATCATTGTACGTGCGAACCAGATCAATAATTACAGAAGCGGAGGAAGATAATGCTGAACAAATATGTAAAAATCAATGGCGAACGTGTACCAAATCCAATCGATTATTCAGAGAGCTTCAGCAAAGTATCAAATACATTTCAGTCAGAAGCGGGGGATGATCTTGCAATTGACGTGCGAGCCGGGAAGTATTCCGGCTCGTTGAAATTCCAAGTATCTTCGAAATGGAAGAACAAGCTGCTTGGATATGCAAAGATGCAGTCGGTAAAACTGCAGATTGATGAATCAGAATACACGGTGCGGATTGAAAGTATCGATTGCGATCTGGAGAAGAATTCGGAACACAGCGAAGGCACACAGGGGTATTGGACAGTATCCTTTAGTGCAGAGGAATTATAGGATGTTGAGGAGGCGGTTGCATGTATCAGGTATCAGATGCATATCTGAAACAGACAAAAGAAAAAGTACAGACATTTCGCCTGACAGGTACAGTGAACAAGATAGCATTTACCAATCATGATATATTGAGCGGTTCATTCACGATCACGAATCAGTGCAGCGAGCAGAACGATGTCAAGATCGGCAGTGTGTACATAGGAGAGTTGAAGTGCACATTCAAGCCGGATCTGCAGGTGCCTGATTGGACGAATGCACAAATCGTTGTATCAGAGGGACTACTGATTGGCGACAAGTGGGAAGATGTACCACTTGGCATATATACAGTATCAGAAGCGAACGACACGGAATATGGAATTGATATCACAGCATATGACAACATGGCTCACTTCAATCGGTCTTGTAGCGTTGATATCACGATTGGAACACCATATGAGCTGCTTACGTTAGCATGTACAACCTGTGAGGCGGAGCTTGGCATGACGCAGGCGGAGGTGGATGCACTTCCGAACGGAACAGAGAGCCTGTCGCTCTATACGGAAAATGATATTGAAACATGGCAGGACTTTATCTTCTGGGTGGCACAGGCAACGGGTACCTTTGCGACGATGGACAGACAGGGAAAGCTTGTGCTTCGGAAATATGAACAGACGGTTGTTGATACGCTTACGAATCATGACCGGTTTACTGGATCGAAATTCAGTAAGTTTGATACGCGTTATTCCGGACTGTCGTGCGTGAATATGGCAGACGATACTACAAGCTATTACGGTTCGGATCCGGACAATTATCTGACATACAATCTTGGCTCCAACCCATTCCTGCAATATGGTGTAGACAGCTACAAAGAGCAGATACGGCGCGCGGTATTGACAGCACTTTTGCAGATTGACTATGTGCCGTTTGAGACAAGCTGCCTGTGCGGTGCCATGTATGACCTTGGAGATATCATCCGGTGTACGGATGGTATTGCACCGGGGAAGCTTGGCTGTGTGATGATGTATGATTATACGTTTAATGGCGGGTATAAGATAACCGGCTTTGGTTCAGATCCGGCGCTTGCGACAGCGAAGAGCAAGACGGATAAGAATCTGGAAGGGTTGCGTAGCTCGGTATCATCTTCGGATATTCTTTTTTTTAATTATGAGAATGCGAGTGCGATACAGATCGGAGATGGCGAGTCCAAGTCCATAATCGATATCCGGTTTACATCGTCCGTATCAATTGGGGTGCTCTTTCAAGCAGAAATCCTACTTGATGCGACAGCAACATCGGAGGATGTGATTGGTACAATCGAATACACATTAAATGAGTTAACCATAGTTGGATACAATCCGACGGAAACGTGGAAAAACGGAAAGCATATATTGAGCTTAATGTACATGTTGACAATCGATGCAAACTCAATCAACAGATGGCTTGTCAAGTTGAATATCACTGGCGGCAGCATAGGGATAGCGCAAGGAGCAATACGTGCGGTTATCTATGGACAAGGATTGGTTGGTACAGTCGAATGGGATGGATTTATCACATTGGAAGAGAAGCTGACACAGATTGCCTTGAAGGATGCAATAGAAGTATCAAAGGCTCTGACATGTACAGTTATTGCAGGACTGATTGATGTGGAGCGGAATGTGGTGGAGGAACAGCTTCAAATAGTTAAACTGCAAGATACGGTGACAGTTGGCAATCTGCTTGATGCAACAGATTTCAGCTGGGGTATCGTGAGCTGGACATTTACAGCAGAAAGCGAGTGTACATATTCATCCAGATATGTAGTTGTAGAAGATGGGGTATTCCGGCTTGCTGGTACGTTCGTTAACAAATCGACGAATGAAAGCATAGACCGTGGCATGATGAATGTTGTGGCTTTGGATTCGACAGAATTTGAATCCATAGAAACGGTGACAATCGGAAATGCAGATACAGAAAGAGAAACCGAAAATAATGCAGCGACAACAGATGAAGTCATCGTTCGATACCTGCTCCGGTCTGCGGAAAAGTACTATACAATTCAAGCTGAAGTTATAACAGAAATAACTCTTTCGGGTGATACCTTGCAGGCAGCAGATTTCGAGACACATGGATTAGATATAGCACCAGCATCGGACTATATTTTGCAATTAGATTCACCGACAATCTACAAATGGACGGATGCGGATACGATAACCGATACGATACTTACAATCACAGCAAAACCGCATCCACAGGTAATACAGGCAGCATGTGATATGTCGGATGTAAGTATCTATGGAATTACCGGAGCAACAGCAATCCATGAAGGTATAAATGTTAAGCTATCCTATGATGCGGGTATGGCGTGGACAGAGGAAGAAACACTGGAAGCAGCGTTGGAAGGAAGCCTGTTGGAGACATATGATAAGCTTGGACCATCAAAGATTTTAACGATTGCTTTTATAGTATCAGATATGACGGACAATCTGACGCAGTTCCAATATACATTTAAGAATGAGGAGGATAAGTAAT